TGGGATACCAAGAGTAGTCCACAAATCTTAACTTATATACCCACAGGTCAAAAGATTTTATTTAGAGGAGCAGACAAGCCAAAAAAGATTAAATCCATCAAATTTAGCAAAGGGTATTGTAAATATTTATGGTTTGAGGAATGTGACGAATTTAACGGAACAGAAGAGATAAGGATAATCACACAGTCGCTTATGCGTGGTGGTGACCAGTTTATAGCCTTTTATTCTTATAACCCTCCCAAATCCGCTAATAACTGGATAAACAATGAAATTAAGCTTACACGAGATGATAGATACATACATCATAGTACTTATCTAGACGTGCCTAAATCGTGGTTAGGCGAACAATTTTACATTGAGGCCGAACATTTAAAGCAAACCAAGCCTGACAATTATAAACATGAGTACTTAGGTGAGATTACAGGCACAGGCGGCGAGGTATTTACTAATGTAATTTGCCGAGAGATAAAAGACGAGGAGATACAGAGTTTTGAGTATATACGACAAGGCATTGATTTTGGTTACGCTATTGACCCGTTTGCGTACGGCAAATTAAACTATAACCGCAAAAAGCGAACACTATATATATATGATGAGATATACAAAGTCCAATTATCTAACATGGATGCATACAAATTAGTGATAGCAAAAAATCCCAATAATGAGATAGTCATAGCAGACTCAGCCGAGCCAAAGTCTATAAACGAGCTTCAGCAGTATGGGCTTAGGATTAAAGCTGTGAAAAAATTTAAAGATAGCATTGACTACGGAATTAAATTTTTACAAGACTTAGAGTGTATCATAATAGATGATGTGCGATGTCCTAACACAGCAAGAGAGTTTTTATCATATGAGTTGGCAAGGGACAGTAATGGTAACTTTAAAGCAGGTTATCCAGATAAAAACAATCACACTGTCGACATGGTAAGATATGCACTTAATGATGAAATGACCTCATTCAAAGACAACGAAAAGAAGACGGTTCTTAGCGAAGATGAAATAAAATTCGATAAAATGCTCAACGAATTAGGTAGAAAAATTCCACAAGAATTTTTTAAGTGGTAGGAGGGTTAAAATGATTTATGCGATTCTTGGCTCATTAATCACGGTGAGTCTCTTTTGTACTCATTATGTAGCTTATCAAAAAGGATGTAGGCAAGGTAATAAAACAGAAAATATCAAAATGACTCGAGAAGAACGAGAAGAGACAAAAAAAANGATAGNAGGNTTTGAGAACATAATGAACTATGACTACAATGTAGCGATAGGGAGGGTTAAAAATGGCAGAAAGGCTTGACGAATGGCAAAAAGTCTTAGACGGTAGAATATATAACGCAAGACTTGACCCACCTTACGTAGAAAGCGTAAACTTAAACATTGAAATGTACAATGGCAATCAATGGAAAAACATAGAAGCGAACGGTATGCCTACTCCTGTTTTTAACATTATCAAACGTGCAATCACATTTTTAGTTGCTATGATAACGTCCAGCAAACTAGCAATTAAACTTAAACCACTTTTGTACGCAGATGAGGAAGAAAACCAAACGGAAGAGATGAAATATCAACAAAAGGCGGCCGATGTCGCAAATGGAGAAATAGACAATCTATTTGAAAAATGGAAAATGGATAATCGTATTCGTGACGTGCTTTTTAAGGCGGCCCAGATGGGTGATGTATATGCTCATCTTTATTTTGACATGGATAAAAAACCTTTTGGCGGCTTGCTAGGCGAAACAAAAGGTGAGATATGTTTTGAGATATTAAACGGGACTAATGTATTTCTTGGCAATCCAAACAATCCAATAATTGACAAGTATATTCAACCTTACGTAATTGTCACCGGCAGAGAAGTAACAAAAACCCTAATAAGGGAAGCTAAACGATACAAAAAAAGTGAAGCTGAACAGATACAACCTGATACAGACTATCAGTTTGAAGCTGGAGCAATGTCACAAATAGAAATAAAATCAGAAGACAACGGTAAAACGCTATACGCAATCATTTACACATATGACGCAGAAAAAGACACAATATTCTCAACGAAATTAACTGAATCGGCATACATGTGGAAAGACATAGACATGCAACTAGACAATTATCCTGTTGCAGGAATGTGTTGGGAAAAGCAAGAGAATACTTACCATGGCAGGGCTTTGTGTACTGATATTATACCAAATCAGATTTACATTAATCGTCAATTTGCGATGATATTTTACCATCTAATGAATGCAGCATTCCCAAAAGGGTTTTTAATGCTGACAAGATAGACGAAATCAGCAATATGATTGCTGGCTCAATAGGCATAAAAGGTTCTATGCCCGGTGAAAATATCATGAATTATGTCGGTCAGTTAAATCCTGGCTCTATGAGTGGTGAGATAATCAACGTTATTAACATGGCAATTCAACACACAAAAGAAATGGTAGGTATAAACGATGCTGCTTTAGGTAATATCAATCCCGAGCATGCAAGTGGCACGGCAATAGCATCAACAGTTAGGCAAGCAAGCATCCCTGTTGAAAACCCTAAATCTAACTTATACGAATTTATCGAGGACATAGCAAAAATCTCAATTGATATTATGGGGTCTAANTATGGACAGCGTCCGATTATAGGCAGTAATGACGGAGTAAAAGAAAGAATAATATTTGATTTTTCCATATTTAAAAAATTATGGTTTAGTGTAAAGTGCGATGTAGGACCTTCGTCATTTTATAGCGAAATTGCGAATGTGCAAATGATGGATAGCCTGTTAAGCCGAAACGACCCGTTGTTTACGATGATAGACTATTTGGAGACATTGCCAGCTAATTACCGAAATCAAGAAATGATTGACAGAGTAAAAGCTAATCTAAAAAAACAAACAGACATGCAAAGTCAACAACAGACTGTAGCACCAGAGCAATCAGGACAAGAACAAGAACAGATACAACAGGCAATGCAATTTATGGAGAAGCTACCTAACGAGGTACAGGAAAAAATCATATCGATGGGTGAAGTAAAAAGCTTAGAATTTATAAAAAAATTGATGTCTATGCATGAAAAAGACTATATGAACACATTAAGCGAATTTATCAAAAGTAATCAATAACCAACTATTTAGTTGTTTATTTTATATTTTAAATTGCCAAACCATAGGCAAAAGGAGGACCAAATGGACAAAACTGAGGCTATGCTACCATACATAGACGAAGACGATTTCAACAGTGAAGAAACCGCAGAAGAAACTCCCACAGAAATTACTTCCGAAGAAATAACCGAAGAAACAACTGTAGGGAAAACAACAGAAGAAGAAACCCCCGAAGCTGCAGAAGTGCAAACAAAAGTCAAACTTAAGTACAATCACGAAGAAAAAGAATACTCACTCGATGAGGTAGTTCCATTAGCACAAAAAGGAATGAACTATGACAAGATATCACAGGAATATCAAACACTTAAAGCAAGTCCTGTGCTTTCATACATCGAAAAGATTGCAAATGCTAATGGTATGACACCAGAGCAAGTAATAGACGTAATGCAACGCAATGACGATGCAGCGGAAATTGAAGCATTGTCGGAGCGTGAAAATGTGCCTTATGAAATTGCCGAACGTCTATACAGGACCGAACAAAAAACGGCACGCATCGAAAACACATTAAACACCGATAAACAAACAAAAGAAGAACAACAAAAAATGCAACAAGAATGGCTGGAATTTGAAGAAGAATACCCTGGTATAGGAGTTAAAGACATCGCTAGAGAAGTCATTGAACGCAGGGACCAAACAGGAAAGAGCTTACTTGATTGTATGATTTGGCACGAAAGAAAGTCGCTAAAAGAAGAAAACACCATTTTAAAACAAAACGCAATAAACTCAACGAAAGCACCTGTAAAAGGGGTATCAAAAAACGGAAGTGACATAACCTCCACAAAAGATGACTTTCTTGAGGGATTTGACGAAGATTAGGAGGAATAATTATGGCTATAAATTTAGCAAGCAAGTATTCAAATAAGGTTGACGAAAGGTTTGCGCTCAAATCATTTACGGAAAACATAGGTTTATCAACCGATTATGATTGGGCAGGAGTAAAAACAATCACTGTGTACAGCATCGATAACTCAACAATGGGAGACTACACTAGAACAGGAACGAGTAGATATGGAACAACCACTGAACTAGGTGACACTAAAGCTGATTACACATTATCAAAAGACAGAAGTTTTTCAACCTCAATTGATAAAGGCAACAACACAGAACAGTTAATGGTTAAATCGTCTGGTAAGTTTTTATCCAGACAGACAAACGAAGTTATAGTGCCTGAAATAGACACATATAGACTTGCAACATGGAGTGCAGCGGCTATTGCTAATGCATCAACTGCAACTACAGCAGTAACAGCTTTAAACGCTTACTTGATGTTACTTAATGCACAGGCTAAGCTTGATGAAGCAGGTGTCCCTGTAACAGGAAGGATTTGTTTTGCCACGCCTGCATACTACAACTTTTTAAAGCAAGACAGCGTATTTATTAAATCTTCCGACATGGCACAAAAAATGCTTATCAATGGGCAGGTAGGTGAAGTTGATGGAGTTAAGATTGTAAAAGTGCCTTCATCGTATTTCCCTGCTAACCATGCGTTCATTTTGATTCACCCAAAATGCTCTGTTTCACCTAAAAAACTAGAAGATTACAAGGTGCATCAAGACCCACCNGGTATCTCTGGTCACTTAATTGAAGGTAGAATCATATACGACTGTTTTGTTATGGCAGCTAAGAAAAATGCCTTGTATNCCCATAAAATAGCTTAATATAAGGGGGATTAATCCCCCTTATTATGGAAAGGACACAAATATGAAATTTGAGAAGAACGGTCACATAGTCGAAGTAACAAATCCTAATACATTTAATGTATTTGAACGCGAAGGATTTAAGCTAGTAACAGATGATAAAGTAGAACTTATAAGTAAAGCTAAGGAATTAGGAATAAAGTCGGCTCACTTAATGAGCACAGACAAGTTAAAAGAAAAAATAGCAGAATTAGAGGGGGTGTAAAATGGCTAAATCGCTAAGTAGTTTATTCGACAAGGTACTGGTATTAATTAACAAATACTCAGAAGATGGAGTTAGAATACCAGAATCAGAAGTTATCGACATGAAAATGAAGATTATCCCTCTTTTTGATACCGCCCATAAAGATGTTTTTGATAGTGCAAAAATGGTTTCAACACAAACAATTCCAACGGATTTCATTGATATCGCTAACGTTACCGAAGTAAACTACTTAGCCGATGAAGCTATTGTTTATTATGGGGCTGCAAGAATAGCACCCTTCAAGAAGAAAGAATTAGTAACTTTTTTTGAAGACGAATGGTTAAGGTTGAGAAGTAGGTGTGCAAATAAGGCATCAGAAGTCGCCATAATTGATGTGTATAACCTAAATGGCGAGGAGGAAATTTAATGGCAAGGTTTAATCCTAGTCCACCGCCTAGACCTATAAGTATCAAAAATTGGCTTGGTGTGAATGAATCCGTAGGGCTGACAGAATTAAAGGCTGGCGAAGCTTTAAGGCAGGTTAATTTTCGCATTACTAAAGACTATAAACTTCAAAAAAGAGAAGGCCACAATACTTTCGTAGACTTTGAAAACACAAAAAACGTGCAAGGCATGTGGGCTGGTTCGCTTGGTGGACACGATGTAATAATAGCGTGTAACAATGGATTTGTTTACAAAATATCACCTCCATTCACAAAAACAAAAATATCTGAACTTATAGTCGATGGTAATGCGGTCATTGCTGGCACAATAACCGATGCACCAACAAGCATCATTTATTTTCAAAGCAAGTTACTTTTTTACAACGGCACTGACATTAAAGAATATGACGGAACTACATATCAGGACATTGTACCTTATACTCCTACCCTTTACGTTGCATGTAACCCAGATTTATCTGACTTTAGTGTAGCTAAAAACATGCACGAACAAGAAAACTTATTGACTGGTAAAAGAAAAATAGAGTATCAAGGGAATGGTACTGCTACAGAATACCAATTACCAGAATATCCAATAGACGGCAACGGAGTAGTTATCACAATAAATGGTGCTATACAGATAGAGAATACAGACTTTACAGTAGATAGGACTTTAGGAAAAATAACGTGGTTAGTTGCCCCAACACTCCAAGCATTGGTAATCATCGAATACTTTAAGGCTACCGCAGGTAATGAAGACTTAGTTAAAAAGAATAAATATTGCATGGCTTTTGGACCGGGTAATGACACGTCAGTATTTTTATGGGGTGGTCCTCAGATAAACAGAAGGTGTTGGTGTGCGGCTTTAAACGCTTCATATTTCCCTGTAAACAACGAAACTTATATAGGCACAAACGAATATGCCATAACAGACATAAAGGCTCAAAATGCTAACTATATGATTATATTTAAGCAAAACAGAACACATTATAGTTTACCAGAATTAATTACATTACCGACAGGACTTCAAGCTTATGATTATCCTGTTTATGATTTAAATGAATCAGTCGGTAATGACACGTTTAACGCTGTCCAAATGGTTAAAGATAACGCATTATCTATTGACACTAACGCATGGCATTTATGGTCAACTACGGCGGTCGAAAGTCAGAGAAGTGAAGATGTAATAAGCCAACGGTTAGAAACTTCATTAAGCCTTATAGACCTTACGGTGGCTAAAACCTTCAATTATAAAGCAAAGTTTGAATATTGGTGTAATGTAGGTTCGGTTGTTTATATATGGAATTATGGAAATAACACCGTATACACTTTTGACAATATAAATGGAACTTGTTTCTTAGACATACAAGGTATAGTTTATTACGGCTCACAAGGTACTATAGAATGTTTCTGTGGCTATTCAGATAATGGGATAGCTACGAATCCGCAAATGGACACAGGCAACCAATCTTTCGGTGGAATTAATTTAATAAAGTCTAGCGATAATTTATATCTCGAATTACTTCCTGCTTCTAATACATCAGCCAATCTCTATTTCAGGACTAACAAGCAAACCGAATGGAAAAAGGTTAAGAAACAGGCATTTTACTCTTTATTGGACTTTAATAATATCAACTTCAACAAATATAGCTTTTTAACTAATAGGCAACCACAAACATTTTCGCTTGAATATTCAAGCAATGATTTTACTACAATACAATTTAGAATAGAAAATGATGAAATAAGTGAACCTTGCACTATTCTAGGTTTTTTGATTTCAGCAGAGGTTCAAGGGGAGGTATAAAATGTTCACAAGACCGAATATGGCAGTAAACAATATTCAAACATTAGGGGATATAACACTTAATCAAGCAACGGCAATTAAAGTATTGCATGATAAATTTGGGGTAGATGCAAAAGAATTTCTAATCACCTTTTTAGCGGAACTCGAAAGTGGGATATCCGCTGGAAATATAGGTGCAACAGCATCTATTCCAAATGGAGGTTCTACTGTACAAAGCAATCTTAATGCGTTATATGCATCTATAATCAGTATAGTCCTTGGTCAAATTCCTGATGGAACTTTAACCGATGCGAAATTAAGCAACGCTGTCGGACAAATCAAAGATGCTGTAAATAGACTCAAAACAGTCTACACATCAACTAATGTCGGCAACACGTATTCAATAACAACAGGACTCACCTCTTTAATAGACGGTCAAGTCCTAAAAGTAAAATGTAATGCCGATTCTACTGATTCAGTTTTGCTCAATCCTGATGGGTTAGGTAATACTGCTGTAGTTAAATCAACAGGGTTATCGGTAATAAATTGGAAGTTAAATGGGATATACACTTTGATTTATAACGCTACTACTGGAAATTTTATATTACAGGGTGAAGGAGGTGAATACGGAACAGCTGTAGCAGATAAAGTTTTAACAGGCTACACGATAGGCACAGAGTCAGGTGTCGTGAGTGGTACAATGCCTGATAGAGTAGGAGACACGGTGGCTTTATCGAGTGCAAAAGCAGGAACAGTACTAAAACTGCTTGCAAGTAATGGCTATAGAGATGGTATTAATGACTATGTAACAATTGATAATGCATATGTATCAGGCGATACCATATCGCCTAATGTCTTAACGATAACTGATTGGTTAAAATTTGGTAGTGGTTACTTGAATGTTGACCCAGAAAAACAACACTTATCAACAGCGACTAGTAAAGACTTAGCGCAGGTTTATCAATCAAGTGATAGTATAATTGTAGTATCAGCGGTCACATCTAATGTTTCGATTTATAAACTAAACAAAATAGATTTAAGAGAGGTTTGGTATTTATATACGGGTAGTGCTCTTGGTGTTAAAAAGGTAATAATAGACGAAACTAATGGTGCTATGTATTATGCTAGAGTGGGAGTAACAAAACGTTTATTATCTGATGCATCTGTAATATGGGATAAATCAGATAGTGGCGGTGGAACATCCACATATTCAGTTGGATTATTTGGTGATAAGAATCCGATAGAACTCAGTTATGATTATTTATGCAAGAGAAATAAAACCGATGGAACAATTATTTGGCAAGGTGCTCTTGATATCAATGGTTCTTACAGTAACGTAACTACACCCGATGGAAATATAGTAATCACTACTAATAG